CCTTGTGCCCAGCGTGAGATGGTTTGCATGTCCATTTCGTCACCGACAGATACCACATTGTCTGGCTTTACTGCCTTGATGAAGGCGGCTACGTTATCTACTGCCCGCTGGTCGTGGAATGGTGCTTGCAGGTCCGAGATGCAGACGGTTAGTTTCATACTAAATCGTTCCACTCTTGCTGTTCTTTTTCCTGCAAAGCTTTCATCTTCTTGTTCCACCGATAGTGTTGCACTTCGTCAACAATGTGACGAGTAACAGAAAAAATACTGCCGAAGGCAATGATTGCTAACAAAACTGTATTCATACTGACTTTTTCCAATCTTCTGGCTTTACCTGCCCACAGTGCATGCAAGCTTCCGTAATGTGGTTAGCGTCCAACGTACGTGCAACACGGGACACTGCATCTTCAAGAATAGTAAGACGAGCATCAGTTCTACGCATCAAACGATCCTGGTTGTGCTCCAGCGAAGCAATTCTGTTACGGTTTCTGTCACGGTAATCTTGCAGCGCAAAAACGTCAGAACGTATGTCATTCAAATTGATCCACAACTTACTGTTGAACATTACTTCTTCCCCTTCGGAAGTTCAGGCCAAACACCATCAAGCACCATCAGCGCAATCAGGCCATAGTTAGCCAAGTCAATAAACGAATCACGCAAAGATTCATGTTCAGGTGTTGCACCAGTATCAATCAGGTTATTGATACGGGAAACCTTGTCAAAAATACGTACACGAAGACCGTTTAGTGCCCCACCGGGAGCATTAGCAATGTTCAGTGGACCGTAATCCTTCTGCTTGCGGAACAGCAGGCTACGTGACTCTTCCACATACCTGTCCAGCATCCTTGCAAACATAATCAAGTCATGATCTGGTGAAACGGCAGCCTTCTTCATCGGCACAGCTTTTTTCACTGGTCGATGTTCGGGATACGGACCACCACAGTCAGGCTCTCGCGACTTATCGACTCCACCTTCAAACCAAGGTTTTCTAGGGTGGCTATTAAGTTCTTCCAATCCTCGTTCGTCACTCACTGTCTTCCTCGCTATCTTCCCCAACAAATTCAAATCTGTCGGTGTCTGCTTCGTACATGTAATTGTATGTTACATGGTTGTCATTACTGTGCGCAATCGTAAAAGCTATCCAGTCGATCACTGTCATTGCTTTCGGTACGTCTCTGCCGTCCATTGGACCGCCGTAAAAGGTGACTGGCTTAACCATCCTGCTCACCGTCCAAAGCTTCAAAAATGTACCCAGCAATTAGCATTTTATTGATACTGCCATCAGGACCATTCCATAAACCATCTGCTATTTCACGCACAGCTTTAAGTTGCAACCTAAACTTCTTATTCTCATCCATCACCATGCGCAAATGGATACCCAAAGAATTGTTGATAAGTTCCTGTTGGTGGTTACTCATCGCTCACCATTTAACGTATCAAGAGTGTCACAAGGGAAAAATTGACGGCACGAATAACACATGCCGGTAGGTGCATACGGTGCATGTAAACTACGTGCAAATTCAATAATTAACTCAAGTTCTTCTATGCGCTTCTCTAATTCCTTACTCATCCCAATGCCCTTTCACGAAGCCAGTCAGGACCATCCTCAAAAAACACTTGATTCACATCCTTGTTACCAGGCAACGAAATCACCACAGCTTTATCAAGATCCTCCTTGATACGCTTCGCCAACTCCATGCCTGGATTACTGCCATTCTCTTTCAAATCGTTATCGGCAAAAATCACTATTCGATCAAAGCCTTCAAACATTTTAGGAAAATGCTGCTTCCACTGGCTCACGCCAGCAATACCCACAGCAGGAACACCCACCAGTTCAGACATCACCAGCGTATCCAGCTCGCCCTCACAAATAGCAATCACAGGTGAAGCCACATGCAAATCGACCACATTAAACATGCCAACCTTCTGCCCAGTCGGCCACAAATACTTAGGGCTACCACCGTCAACCTTCCTAAACTTAATACCAACAACACCAGCGGGAGTGCGGTAAGGAATAGACAAACAGCCAACAGCGTGTTCATGTCCCGGCGCAGGGTCACTAACTGTACCTAGGAGGAACGTAGCGGCGGCCTCCTTTGTTATTCCTCGCCCTTGCAGGTAAGAGGCCGTTTGATGATCCACCCCCTGATGATACTTGTTTGCGGTTTCCGTTAGTAATAATCTCTGCTCTTGCGACAGCATCCCTGAATCCTAATCCTTCTTTATGTTGCACCACCGCATAAACGTCACCATCAAACTGGCATACGAAACAATGGTAGCGTTGCTTATCTACGTTTACTGTTGCACTGGCTTGTGTATCGTCGTGCAGGATGCACCGTATTGAAATGTAGCCGTGCTTATTGGGTATTTGTGCACCGTACTCTTCTAGCACCAGCACAAGATCGGGCTTATCCATTACAGAAGCTTCAGTATTAAATCGCACGGGTCTCCCCCTTCGTCATACTGTTCACGTTCTTCGTCAGTCAAATACCCGTATGTGCCGTCGTGAGTGTTGCAGATACTGTCTGTCACCCAACCTTTATCCATGCCGTACTTTACCCAGTCGGCCCGTTCATTCCACTGTTCGTCAGTCATTAGTTTCCCGTCCAATCCACTGTTCTAGGGTTTGTACCACCCATGCCTGGTCAATACTTGCCTGCCTGCGTTTCACGATCACATACGCTGGCGGTGTGTCTTTCAGGCCACGTGCTTTCTGATAGTTGGCTGCTTCAGTAGTGGCTTCACGCCAATACTGTGGCAGGTCTAGCTTTGCTGTTGCTTTGAGTTCCAAAACGTAGGGCTGTCCGGCAACAAACATTACTATGTCACCTTCGTCATCTTTTCCTGCTTTGGCTAAACGTTCTGACAGGAATCCTTGTTCACGTATCCATTTCAGTACGGAAGTCTCAAACAGACTGCCGCGAGCACGTGCTCGTTTCTGTGGGCTAGTCATCACAATCACACTCTTCCCTAATCAAACTTAAAGCTTCCACTAAACGCTCCAATACTTTCACATACTTGTCATGCAGTAATTGTTTCTCGGCTGACAAGTTATGAATTTGTGCAAGATGTGATGTGCGAAGAACTTTTTCATCAGTTCTGACGTTGGCAAGTTCTTGAGTTAATTTTCCATTTGCCATTTTAAGGTCAGCAATTTGTGCATGTAGTTCTTGATACTGTGTATCTGCTGGTTCACTCATGTGATGTTTCTCCAAAACTCTGCAACCCGAACGGACTGCCTATCATTAAACAACGTCATACGAGAAGCATCAGCATGCAGTGTTGTGTAGTCTGCACCGCTGGCACTATTCTTAGCAAACCTATTCTTTACACAAGCAATCCTGTATTCAGAACTTTCGTGATCCAAAGCCACTGTCAGAATCATTTCAGGCAACTGACTAATCTTGCCCTGAATCGACTTACGACTAGGCGGTAGTTCCGGTCTGCCCTCACCCTCAGACGTGTGATGCAACAAAAACACTGCTGCTTCTGTCTCACGGGCAACATGGTGCATGGCCTTAGCAATGTCACGCATACCTGTCCATTCGTTATCGTGCAACGCAGCAATGTTCAACAGGTTGTCAATAATCAATAGGTGTGGGTATTCACCGAACGCTTCACCATACGCCTGCACCGACAACTGTATGTCATCCAATGTTGGTGATGGATCAAAGCTGAACTGTAAATGTTTCAAGGTTGCCAGTTCGTCCTGGTAAAACTCGTAGCCGTTACCTGAAGTAAAAGCTTCCTCAACCGTGTTCACGGTAGAACCAGTCACAACAGCAGCAGCACGAATAGCAGTAGTGTAAGCGTCCGTATCTGCACTGATGTACAAGGTGGGGACACCTGCACGAACCGCATAATACAAGGCAAGCAAAGACTTACCACTATTGGGTTGGCCGGCAATCATTGTTACTTGACCACGCCTAAACCTCACACCATTGTTAGCGAGCGAAGGAAACAGGTCAGGCAGTAACGCTGCCCCAGTTTTCTGTTTGTTCGCCGCTTGTGCGATGGTTAGCATTATCTAGTCCTTTTCTTCGTTGATGTAAAACAATCTGTTGCACCCGACTAGGTGTCACCCCAAGAAGATGGCTGAGATCTTCATA